TTGATATTAATTTTAATAAACAATTTAATCAAGGTGGGCCAGTAATAGATCAAAGTGGAATTATGGGCATATATGACTATGCTGAAGGTGGATCTGTAGATCCATCAGATTTTAGAACAATAATAAAGATATTAGAAGCAGGTGGAAATCCTGATGAGTACATGGCAGATGGTGGACCAGCTAAGAAAAAAGGAGGCATATTAGAATTTTTCAAAAATTTAATAAAGAAAATAGATCCAAATAATTTTATGCCTTATCCTTTTGGACCAATGGATAAAAACGAAGGAGTTCCTCCACAAGCTCCTCCTCCAGAATTACGTGATATACCACCTACTATGGAAGCAGCAAAAGGTGGACCTGTAGATTCACCAGATAGAGAACAAAATAAAGAAATGGGTGATAGACAATTAGGAGAAACGGGAGCACAACAAAAACCAATGTCTCCTCCTCCAATGCCAAAATCTTTTGGCGCAACTAGAGAAGATCCTTTAGATCAATTAGAGGCATTTAGAAACGCACCAGTGCACGTGGATCCACCTAATATAGGTTTCTTTGGAGAAATGATACCAGCACCTTTATTTGATCGTGCGATGAAATATTTAGACAGTTTACCGCCCTCTGAAAGAACGCTTATGGAAGAGATGATACAGAGAGGTATTTTTCAAAAAAGACAACAAGAAATGTTAGAGATGCAAGATAAAATGGAAGCACAACCTACAATGATGGAGGCATAATGTGGCAGTTATTAGCTAAACCTCTATTAGGTGTTGCCGTCGATGGAATCAAGGGTTTCGTAGAGACTAAGAAATTAAACGGCGAAGTCAAGATTGCAAAGATAAAAGCAGAAAAGAAAAAACAAGAAGATATAGCAGCAGGTAAAATTAAATGGGAAGCTGCAGCTGTGGATCAAATGAAAGGAAGCTGGAAAGATGAGCTAATTTTAATTTGCCTACTTACGCCAGCCGTAGCAGTCTTCGTGCCTGGTTGGACACCACATATAAAAGCAGGCTTTGAAGCCTTGCATTCTTTACCAGATTATTATAAACATTTATTATATTTGGCATGCTCAGTTAGCTTTGGGGTTAAAGCTGGTCCTGCAGCAATGTCATTGTTTAGAAAAAAATAGGAGACATATATGCCAAAACTACCAAAAAGAGTTCGAACTATGGTAGCTGATGTAAGAGATGCAAAAAAGAAATTAAGTCCGCATCAAGATCCAAGAAGTAAAAAGTCAGCTGCTTTGAGATTTGCAATGGATAATCCAAAAAAAGCAACTAAAAAATCACCGAGTCCACACACAAATGGTTCTACAAAGAAAAGAACGCGTAGAGATCAAGTGAAACCTGGTCCACAGCTTGGTTTAAAATCAGCAGGAGCAACAGGCGGTATAGCAAAAAAAGATAGAGTTAAAAGAGAGTTAGGTGGACCTGCAGGTTCACGATTAGGTGATTTAAACAAAGACGGTAAAATGTCTGGTTACGAGAAAAAAAGACAAGCAGCAATTACAGAATCAATGCAAAAAAGAGCCACAATGAAAAAACCAATGACAAAAAAATTGTCTCAAAAAGGACCAGCTGGTAAACCAATAGCAACTAAAAGAAGAGGTAAAAGAACATAATGGGTAAATTATGTCCTAGAGGTAAGGCTGCAGCAAAACGTAAATTTAAAGTGTATCCAAGTGCATACGCTAACATGTACGCTAGTGCTGTGTGTTCTGGTAAGGTTACTCCTGGTGGCAAGAAAAAGAAAAAAGCTGGAGGAGGACCAATGACATCTAATGGTGTTTCTCAAGCAAGAAAAGCAATATCTTCTCAAAGAAGAGTAATGCTTGGAAAAGGTGGATCACCTAAAAATATAGTGTCAGCTGCTTGCGGTGCTGTGGAAGAAGGCAAAAGGAAAAAAACTAAACTTTACACTGGATAATGGCCAAGAAAGGTTTACGAGCTTGGGTCGCTGAAAAATGGGTGGACATAGGTGCACCAGACGGCAAAGGTGGCTATAAACCTTGTGGTAGAAAAAAAGGTGAAAAAAGAAAAGGTTATCCTAAATGTGTGCCACTAGCAAAAGCAAGAGCAATGAGCAAAGGTCAAAAAAGATCTGCAGTGTCAAGAAAAAGAGCTGCTGGTAACCCAGGTGGTAAACCCACAAACGTAGCAACGTTTACAAAAAAGGGTAAAAAGAAAAATGGCTAAAACACCAGCGTGGCAAAGAAAAGAAGGAAAAAGCAAATCCGGTGGATTAAACAAAAAAGGTGTTGCATCTTATCGTGCAGCTAATCCTGGTTCTAAATTAAAGACCGCTGTAACAACGAAACCGTCAAAATTAAAGAAAGGCTCTAAAGCTGCAAATCGACGTAAATCTTTTTGTGCACGTATGGAGGGCATGAAGAAGAGAAGAACAAGTGCAAAGACAGCTAAAGATCCTAACTCTAGAATAAATAAATCATTGCGTAAGTGGAATTGTTAGTATATAGATTTTTTTAATGCGAGAAGAAACCGCGATATATCTAATCTTAAAAAAGATTAGAGCGCGCAAAGAAGAGTTGAAAGAAATCATAGCAGCTGGATTACCCAGTTGGGATGAATATAACAAAACCATAGGTGAAAATAAAGCCTATGCAATAATAGAACAGGAAGTACAAGACCTGCAGAAAGATGAGGAAACAGATGACGGAGAAAGAACTACCTAAACGTGTATTTGCGTTACAAGAAAAAGATTTATCAGTTGAAGCTGATGAAAATAATAAAATAGCAGAAGAAAAAGAAAATAGATTTTTAGCAAAATTACAAGCAGAAGCTACTGACAACATAGAACATTTACCCACAGAAAAAGTTTTAGAGCGTTTACCAGAACCTACAGGTTGGCGTTTATTGGTTTTACCATACAAAGGACAAGGTAAAACAAAGGGTGGAGTAATATTAACAGATCAACACATGGAAGAACGTGGCTTCACAACAGTCACAGGTTTGGTTCTTAAACAAGGACCAGATTGTTATACAGATAAAGAAAGATTTCCAAATGGACCTTGGTGTAAAGTAAATGATTGGATTGGAATAGAAGGTGGAGAAGTGAGAATACTTAACGAGGACGAGGTAATTGCTGTGGTAAAAGACCCAGAGGATATCTTGCAATATAAATAAACAGGAGTAAAGTATGCCTGCAGAAGCGCAAACTAAAGTGGAGCCGCAAGCAGAAGCAGAGGCCAAGATGGTAGACTTACCATCAGATGGTCCATCTGTAGATGTTGAACTTCCCACTGATACAACGAAGACTATTAATCCTGACGTTGAGGGAGAAGCAGTAGAACCAGAGGTAAAAGTAGAAACACCTCCGGAAGATGAAACTGCATCAACCGCCGAAATGGATGAATATGGTAAAAAAGTTCAATCCAGGATTGATAAATTAACAAAAAAACTAAGAGAAGCAGAAAGAAGAGAACAAGCAGCAATTCAATATGCTCAAGGTATTAAAACAGAAAACCAAGATTTACGTACAAAAGCGCAATCTTTGGATGATGGTTATGTACAACAATATGAAAATAGAGTTAAAACAGAAACTGAAGAAGCTAAAAGAAGATTAAGATCAGCTGTTGAAACTGGTAATGTTGATGAACAAGTAGCTGCAAATCAAGATTTAGCTAGACTTTCTGTTGAATCTGAAAGAGTAAGAGAAACTCTTAGTAAAAAAGAAAGAATTAAAAAAGAGCAAGAACAGGCAGGAGAACAACCGGTTGCACAACCACAACAATATTCTGCTCCTCAAATGCCTCCACCACCTCCAGATCCAAAAGCTGAAGATTGGGCGCAAAAGAACGAGTGGTTTGGTACAGATGAACCAATGACCTTGACTTCTTTCTCAATTCATCGTAAACTGATGGAAGAAGGATTTGACCCGCAGTCCGATATGTACTATAGTGAAATAGACAAAAGGATGAGGGAAACATTTCCCCATAAGTTTGAACAACAACAGGTTTCGCCAACACAAACTGTTGCCTCTGCAAATAGAGGTGCACCAGTGAAGGCGCGTAAAGGTACTGTGAGACTCACACCATCACAGGTAGCCATAGCAAAAAAATTAGGTGTGCCACTAAGCGAATATGCGAAGTACGTGAAGGAGTAGGCATATGAATACAAATACAAAAAATAAACTACCGTCACGCGAGTCTGAAAATAGGTCGAAGAGAGAGCGACCTAAGGTATGGGCTCCACCGTCACAACTAGATGCACCACCTGCACCAAATGGTTTTAAACACCGTTGGATAAGGGCTGAGTCAGTAGGACAGATGGACCAAAAAAATGTGTCCGCTAAACTACGAGAAGGATGGGAATTTGTCAGAGCTGATGAGTTTCCTGATATGGAATGGCCCGCAATTGATTCAGGTAGATATGAAGGTGTTATAGCTGTTGGAGGTTTGATGCTAGCAAGAATCCCTAATGAGATTGTTGCGCAACGTAACGAATATTTTGCAAAACAAACGCAAGATAAAGACGAAGCGATTGCAAACGATCCTCTTAAAGATCAACATCCTAGCATGCCTATCTCGAAAGAGAGAAGTTCTCGCGTAACATTTGGTGGCAAAAAAACCTAATAAGTTTTTAACACATAGTTACACAAAATTAACACACTCGGGGTGAGTGTGTTATAACAATTTATGTAAGGAGATAATCATGGCTAATCAAAATGCGCCATTCGGCATGAGACCAGTGGGTAGATTAGGAAGCGCTCCGATGACACAAGGTACGTCAAAGTACAAAATTGCTGATGGCTACGGCACTGCAATTTTCAAAGGCGATATCGTAAAGTTAGTTGCTGCAGGAACAATACAATTAAGTTCTGTTACTGATGTTGCTAACGTTGGTGTTTTCAACGGTTGTTTCTATAATGATCCTACTACTAAAAAGCCGACATTTTCTAACTATTACCCTGGTAGCATTACGCCATCCAGCGGTGATATTGAGGCATTTGTCTATGATGATCCAAACATGCTTTTCGAAATTCAAGACAATGGAACTTTAGGCCAAACTGCTATCGGCGATAACGCTGATCACGTAGCTGGTACAGGTTCTACTGTTGATGGACAATCTAGAAACACGCTTGGTTCTGCTGCTGGCGGAACTGCGCAACTTAGAATAATCCGAGTTTCGGAAGATCCCGATAATAGTGATCTTGCTTCTGCAAACGCTAACTTTATTGTTAAGTTTAACGAGCACCTTTACTATAATAACGGGGCAGGCGTATAAACCTAAGGAGATATTGAACAATGGTAATTTCAAGAATGCAATTGGTCAAAGAACTCGAGCCAGGTTTGAATGCCTTGTTTGGGTTAGAGTACGACCGATACGAAAACCAGCACACAGAAATCTTTGATACAGAGAATTCTGATCGTGCTTTTGAAGAAGAAGTAATGCTTGGTGGGTTCGCCAATGCAGCTGTAAAGCCTGAGGGTCAAGGTATTGTATACGAAGACGCTCAAGAAACTTTCACTGCAAGGTACACTCACGAGACTGTTGCTTTAGCTTTCTCACTAACTGAAGAAGCTGTAGAGGATAACCTCTATGACAAAATCAGCACTAGATATACAAAAGCGTTAGCAAGATCTATGGCTAACACTAAGCAAATCAAAGCAGCAAACATATTGAACAATGCGTTCAATGCTAGTTTTGCTGGTGGTGATGGTAAGGAGCTTTGTGCTACTGACCACCCAACGCTAAGTGGAGATCAAAAGAACGAGCTTTCTACTGCAGCTGACTTAAACGAAACTTCGCTTGAGCAGATGTTAATTGATATCGCTGATATGAAAGACGAGAGAGGTTTAAAAATCGCTCTTCGTGGAATGAAAATGATCATTCCAGTTCAACTTCAGTTTGTTGCAGAAAGATTAATGAAATCTGATGGCAGAGTTGGCACAGCTGACAATGACATCAACGCATTAAAAAACATGGGAATGGTTCCACAAGGTTATGTGGTAAACAACTTCCTAACTGATACTGATGCGTTCTTCATTAAAACTGATTCACCTAACGGATTAAAACATTTCGTTAGAGCGCCAATCAGAACTGCAATGGAAGGCGACTTCGATACTGGTAACGTTAGATACAAAGCTAGAGAGAGATATTCATTTGGATTCTCTGATTGGAGAGGTATCTTCGCTTCACCAGGAGCGTAAATCTTTAAGAGTGGGCGAAATTAGTTCGCCCACTCTACCTAGTAAACAGTTACCGAGGCTGGCTAGGCAGTACAGTATAGTGACGAGGTAACGAAAGCCCTATACAGGCAAAGGAGTATAACATGGCTACACATTTTAAAGGCCCAGTACTATTCTCAAATGCATCTGCATTTGAAAATTTAAAGATGTCTATGTGGCCTGATCAATTCACATATTTTGATGATTTTAATCAGGGTGCGTTAGACGCAACACACAATTGGACTATCGTAAAAGACTCAGGAGCGAGCGCAGCAGTTGTTGCAGACTCTCTATCTGGTGAAGTAAACTTAACTTCAGCAAATACTACTGATAACGATGGTGCATCAATACAAGCAAAACAAGAATCTTTTGCATTACCTACATCAGCTGGTAAAAAATTATATTTTGAAACTAGAGTAAAAATTTCTGATGC